TAAACCATTGAAAGTTCTCATTTTTTCTTTCATAATCGCTTGCTTTATAAATATAAAATAAATAGAAAGAGAGATAGATAGGGTCGTACGCTCGAAAAGAGAAAACCTTGATTCTCCTGCTATCTCTTAATTTTAATTCAAGGAAATAAACAACAAACAAGGAGTTTATTATGCAAGAAGAATGGAAAATAATTGAAGGATTTGAAGATTACGAGATATCAAATTTAGGTAGGGTTAAGAGAGTTATTCCAGATAAATGGAATCATAAATGTAAAATATTAGAACAACACTTTGATAAAACAAATTATATTTATGTTAATTTAACAAAAAATAATATAACTAAACATAAATATATTCACAGATTGATGTTCAAAACTTTCATTGGATTAATTCCAAAAGGATATGTAATTCACCATATTGATTTCATAAAAGACAATAATTTCTTAGAGAATTTTCAATTGATGACCAGAGGTGAACATAGTAGTATACATACAAAAGGTGAAAATAATCCAATGTTTGGTGTTAGTCTTCATAGATATGGAAAAGATGCACCATTTTACGGAAATCATCACGCAGAAAAAACAAAAAAATTAATTAGTGAAGCAAATATTGGGAAAATAGTGTCTGATAGTACAAAACATAAAATTTCAATTTCGAGTAAAGGTAAAAAGCATACACAAGAACAAAATAAAAGACAATCTTTGATGATGAAAAAAAGAATTAAAAATGGTGAATTTATAATTAAAAGTGGAGAAAATAATCCAGTATCAAAATTTAAAAATAAGGATATTATTGAAATTAGAAAATCGTATGGTGAAGGAATTTTAACTCAAACAAAAATTGCAAAAAAGTTTAATGTTTCGATATCAACTATTTCTGAAATAGTAAATTTTAAGAGATACAAAGATGTCAGTTAACATAGATTTCAGTGAAATAGATAAATTAATAAATCTATCATTTTATCCTTTGTTAAAAAACAAAGATAGATATTTATTAATTTACGGAGGTAGTGGTGGAGGGAAGTCAGTTTTTGTATTACAGAAGATGATAATACGCTGTCTTATGAATAAAGAAAAATTTTTATTTATCAGAAAAAACTCGATTGATTGTCGTAAGACTGTTTTCTCGTTAACTAAATTTTTAATTGATAAATATAATTTATCAGAGATTTGTAAAATTAAAGAATCCTCGATGCAAATTTCATTTATTAACGGTTCTGAGATTATCCACTTGGGATGTGATCTCTCAGAAAAAATAAAATCAATCCCTAATATTACAAGTATTTGGTGTGAGGAAGCTACAGATTTCACTGAGGAAGATATTCAACAACTATCTCTCAGACTCAGAGGAAAAACTCCATCTTATAAACAAATTATATTAACTTTTAACCCAATATCTTCTAACCATTGGTTAAAAAAGAACTTTTTCGACAATAAAGCAAATAACTGCACCATTCACCATTCAACTTATAAAGATAATAAATTTATAGATGAAGAGTACATTAATGTTCTAAATAATATTAGAGATAGCAATTTAAAGGAAATATACCAAAAGGGTTTATGGTCAACACTCGAACATCAAATATTCAAAAATTATGAAATAGTTGACAACATAGACATGAAACCATTCAACATCGATAATTATCGATTAGGAATCGACTTCGGATTTCATCACTCGATACTTTTACTGGTTGGTTATCACGAAGACAATGTTTATATTTTAGATGAATTACATTGCAAAGATAAAAATTCAAGTGATTTTATTAATGAGTGTCATAAAAGGATTGACTATTTGAATAAAATAAATAAAAAAATAAATCATAAAAAAATAAAAATTATTGCAGATTGTGAAGACCCATCAACAATTCAATTATTTCGAAAGAGTGGATTTTTGATAATTGGATGTAAGAAAAATAAAAATTCAGTTCAAGATTCGATAAATTGGTTAAAAAACAGGGATATCATTATAGATTCAAAATGTAAAAATATCATTGAAGAAATTTCTTCATATATGTATAAAAAAGATAATAAGACTAATATTATATATGATACCCCAGATAACAAATGTCAGGATCATTCATTAGATTCGCTCCGTTACAGTATAGAAAATTTTGTAAAACCGATTAAATTTTCATATTCATTAGGAAAACAAAGGGATACAGTTAATGTGCTCAACGGATATATTAATCGATAACTTATTACAGATTTCATTAGAGAGGATAGAGATTCGAACTCGATAAGAAGACTCTTCACCTTCTTCCTCTCCATTATTTTGAAGATTAAACTCAAGAAAGGAGTTTTAAAATTATGGAAGTATATGAAAATTTAGATTTAGAAGATATTGATGGAGAAATATGGAAACAGATAAAAGATTACCCAGATTATAAAATTAGTTCACTTGGAAGAGTCAAGAGTTTTATAAAATGGAATGGAACAGATGTTAGGATATTAAATCCACATAAAAGCGAAAAAGATAATCGTTTATTTGTTTGTTTATATAAAAATATAAGGAGGAAAATTGGCAAATAAAAATAGAGTAAGTAAAAATAAAAAAAATAATATGATAACACCTCCTGTTAATTTCAAAGAACCATCCAAAAAAGAGTTAACTACAGAAATAGCATCACCACGTAATGACAGTGAATATCTTATATATAATAATCAATATTTTAATATATTTGATAAGACTTTAGAATCACAAGGAGGGACATTAAATGTAAGGCTTTATGATGAGCTATTACTTGATGCTCATATTTATTCAGTCCTTCAAACGAGGTGGGCTAGTGTGGTAGGGAAAGAATACAATATTCTACCAGTTTCAGACAATCCAAAAGATAAAAAAATTGCAGAATTTGTAGAAGAAACACTATATAATACAAATTTCGACTTTCTGCGATATACACTATTGAAATCTATTTTATTTGGATTCTATTGTGCAGAGATTATTTGGAAAATAGAAAATAATCAAATAGTTATATCAAATTTTATTGATAAACACGCTATTAAATTCATTTTTGATGAAAATAGAAAATTAAGATTATTAACTAAAGATGAGATGATTAATGGTATTGAAATACCAGATAAGAAATTTCTCCTTATGCAATATGGTTCTATAGATAATCCATATGGACGACCACTGGGTGAGTCATTATGGTGGTTAAATAGTTTCAAAAAGACGAATATTAAGTTTTGGCTCATATATATAGAGAAGTTTGGGATGCCAACTCTGTTAGGGAAATATGATACAGGTTTAGAAAGTGAAAAAGAAACAATTCAAGATGTACTCAATAGTGTTCAAACAAACAGTTCGATTGTTCTACCAGAGGGTATTGAAGTTTCACTTTTAGAGGCAACGAGAAATGGGAACCCAACATACGATGACCTATGCAATTTTCTAAATCGTGAGATTTCTAAAGAAGTGTTGGGACAAATCCTAACGACAGAAAGTTCAGAAAATGGCTCGTATAGTCTTGGGAAAATTCAAAACTCGGTGAGACAAGACATAATTGAGTCAGACGCCGATCTTCTTGATGAAACACTAAATAATTCACTAATCAAGTGGATTGTTGATTTGAATTTTAGTGTAAATGAGTACCCTAAAATCAGAACAGATTCAACTCCACCTGTTGATTTATTAGAAAAAAGTCAAATAGATAAAAATTTATCAGATATTGGTGTTAAATTCACAAGAGAATATTTTACAAAAACATACTCATTAGAAGATTCAGATATTATAGAAGATATTATTGAACAAGAACAAAAAGAAGAAATATTAAATGGAGATTAAAAAAATGATAAAATATTTAAAAAATCCTTTACTAATATTATTTGTTACGTTATCAATATCGTGGTGTGTGTGGACGACAACTAATTTATTGGCTTTTTCCAATACCTTTAACACTACCACAGAACAATTTGCACAACACAAAATAGATAGTGATATAAAGCATAATAATTTAATCTTATCAATAAAAGAAAACTTTGATGATATAAAAGAAAAT